GATAGGGATATCACCCCCTCCCATACAAATGGAAGAGTTACGTGCAAAAGTCGAGGAGCTCAAAGAGAAGCAAACCGCCATCCTGAAGGAAAAAAACATATATGATGATAAGGCAAACGAGTTGAACCGCGCCTCAGATGAGCTTGAAACTGAAATTTGGGATATAGAACGACAAATACGAGATCTTTCTCCTGCCTTATCCCCTGCTGACGAGGAGGGCTTGAAGCGCGATTTTGATTATATAAATGATATTATTACAGGGTTGAAGGACAAATCGGGTGCAAGGCGAGATCGCAATCTTTATATGTATCTCAAAGATGCAGAGGAGGATTGTAAGGAAAAATGGTTCACGTCACTGGATGGGTCTTTAGATGATATGATAATAACCATATATACGAAGTCAGATCCCGTAAAATATGCCGTGCGCAGGGCCTTTATACAAGAGGAATGTTCCTGCACGGGTATAGAGTATACGGAAAAAAAAAGGATGGAACGAACTACATGGTTTCATGGTTCCGACATTGGTTGTGCGAGCTATATTAAATATGATGCTAGGGCGGATTCTCAATCGCCGTCAAAATAGCAATAGCAACTTCCCGAAGTGTCTCTGCCACATTTTTCGGCTTGTTTTCACGACGACCAGAATACCACTGATATCCATCGGATAAGTCATGCTCGTGTTGCTTCAAAACGGCGATAATTTGAGCAATCTTCAATTCGTCCATCGTATCTCTTCTTGTGGAGAGACTTCCTTCAATTTTAAAGCGGTCCATATTATCTTCAAAATTTTTCCCGAATCTAGTCTAAACTTCTGCCACATATAGATAATAGTATGCTTCCCATCCTATTATCTATATTTGCATATGATATCTGGTTCTACTTGTCCCATCTTCTTCTTCACACCCAATCACTCTATAGATTACACAAAGCACATCACAAGAAGATATATCCCACATTTATGGATACCTACATCGGCCATCCATTTGAAACCCTCTTCCAAGGTGTCGGCATGTTTGTCCCCTACGCCTTCTACACCTATTCGACCACCGACACGATTATCATTCTGTGTTTTTTGAATATTCGAGGTATGTTGCGCCATGACAAACGCGGAACATGGTTAGTCGGCAATCACCATCTCCTCCACCACCAGTATCCTCATTATAATTACGGCGAGGTCTGGCTCGACTATTTAGGCGGAACCTTAATACGCAAATAACATCCCCCCACGACCAGCATACACCCGAAAAATATTATATGTCTCCGCCCAAACATATACCCGGTATCGAGGAACTGCATTCGGATTTGTCGTCCCACGAAAGGGCTTGAATTCGAATTCCAGTTTGATATTCACTATCTTATCGAGGTTCGCCTCCCCACACGGCTGTGACGGCGCTAGCAAGCCATGATTCAATCCAAAATGAAGGCTGTAATAATACCGATTCACGAACGGCGACTTCTTCATCTCCGTCGACGGATAGTAGGAGCGAAATATTGCCGGGCATGTCGTGGAATAGCGTATCAAATGTCCCTCATATGTGAGTTGAATCGACGAGAACGGCTCCGAGTTCCGAAAGAGAAATCCAGGCACCAGTTCTCCAGGTGATTTTGCCGATATCGGCTGTGCATTCGGCCACCAAGGGGCTACAGGCCCATCACTCCCTGACAAATCGCGCGTGGCCAAGAAGGGCGCATTATATGACGGAGCCTCGTAGCGCTGGGCGAAGAAAAACAGATTGCGTGTGGGATTGGGAATCTTGAGAGGAATCGTTGCTCTTGACGATAGTTTCGTATCGAACGGCTCAAAGGCATAGTGCTGAACCACCGGGACTTCAATATCGGAAATACGGAATTTGTTCGCCTCGGGGGCGTCCAAGTATATATATTCCGCCATCAAATATGTGTCGCCAATCGTATATGTTTCCGGTGCCTTATAGCCCGGAATAGGGGATACGACCAGGCCCGTGGGTGTTCCACCGAGGCCAGGCACTCTCGTTCCCGATGGGTCCAATACGTATTGAGGCGAGTTTAGAGGGAAAAATACGGGGTTAGTTATATCACCAGAAACCATGATTGAATCACTCACGTATAAATTGTTGAGCGGGGCGAATTGTATCGTCAGCTTCACCTTATCGACGCTCAAGGCATCGACAGGAAGTGAAACGCCCGGATCACCTCGACTGAACCAAAAGGGGAGCGGTGTATAGGTGACGACTGGGGGCTTGGCTACACCCGTTAGTCCCGCCGTATATTGTGGAAAGTTCGTCATATTCCGCTTGATGAGTTTATTGACCAGCTCGACCTTTTCCAGGGGTGTATAGAATTCGTCGAGCACTTCCAATAGTCGGGCATCCAAATGCTCCACACGCGAACCGCCGATGTCAATGCTCGCCCCTTCTACTACTGCATGCCCCAAAGAGTTCGTCCATGAAAACAGGGGGCCGGCGAAGGTCGTATTGTTTGCCTGTGCATAGTTATAGCCGGCCGCCTGTGCAGTATCAATGTCGGGCATGGTGGTCACGAGAAATAATCGTGCCACCAGATGCCCCTTATTCGGAATTGTTATCACGGATTTTCCACCGAATTGTGGGCGTGTATCAAAATCTAGTCGAACCCATTGAGTTGTAAATCTCCCCGTGCGTATAAAGACTTTCGAAAACATTTCCACATTCGGATTTCCTTTGGGAGATAAAAGTCGTGAATCTTGAATTCCTGTATGAAGCACTTTTAATAGTGATACCACCATTCCTACTATACCGCAAAGTACTTAATTTAAGTACTTTGCTCTAATGGCTACCGCCGCCTTTAGGCCTTTGTTGTATCCAGTAAAAAAATTTTAAAATCTGATAACTATCACTATTGGAAAGAATGAATACTCTCGACAAAGTGATTCTGGACACATCTGCAAAGGACAGCTTGGTAAGGGCTGTTCAATCGGGCAACTTGGATGCAGCAGAAAAGGATACACTCACCCATTCCTTCTATAATGCCGTGAATTCAGGAAATATGGGGAACATGCTCTTTCTCCTCTGGCATCTTGATACTCTAAATGAGCGTCAAAAACAGCGAAAGGAACTCGGGCATATTCCATATATGTTTTCCCTGTATATCGGAATTCCGATGGGTATTTCTTCCACCTTTGTAATCGACCAGTTCGTAAAATCCCCCATTTCTGTGACTGCAGGTGTGGGGAGTGCTGTCATGTATACTGCAAGCAATAGTATTCTACATCTTACAAATGCAATTACATCTGGATGGAACTATATGACAAATATGAATGTAAGCCATAGCATTCCATATAATGTATCAGATAATGTGAAGTATGCAGTTCATGGAGCAGATATGATTATGGGCAATATCATTACACATAATCAGCGCTTGAGTATTTGTATTCTTCTCACCCTCCTTTATACACTTCTTATCTACGTGATTATCGACCGAATCAATGCATTTCGTAGGGGGCAGCGGCGTAATTTACTCATGGTCAGTCAGTTTCATACAAAAGATCTCTATCACAACGATTTAATTTCCTATGTTTCACAGCCGATTCACCGCCCTTTGTTGAAAAATGGGGAATGATACTAGACATTACTTAGAGAAATCCATATATAGAACCATATGATGGAAGAATATCCTCCATGGCCTCCGTGGCCACCATCGAATCTAGCTCAAAATACCAATAGATTACCTCCGTTACCGCCATCCCCTCCTTTACGGCCAATTCGAATGTCTCGCAAACAAATTCCCAAAAAGATCCGTGGCCAAGTATGGGCCTTCCACTTTGGAATGTCAACAAAAGGTGTTTGCTATTGTTGTAAGAAATCCCTCGATGTCTTTGATATTTGGCATGCAGGTCATATCCTTTCCAGGGCAAGTGGAGGGGCCGATACGGCAGATAATTTGCGCCCTGTATGCCCCTCGTGTAATTTATCAATGGGAACGGAAAATATGGACGATTTCAAAAAGAGATATTATCCCAGATAAAAATTGAAGCGCTGTCCCCCTCTCTTATATCTACATGCCCTATCTGAATTACTCGCTCGATACGCAGATTCACTGGTCAAAGCTGGAGCCTGGTACGACATATCTTCACTATTCAACCTGCGGGGTGGGCAAGTTTAACCTCTTTGTCTTTAAAGGACTCCTTTCTTACCCTGAAACCAATTCCACCTTTGTTCTGGGAGAAAACGGCCGTGAAGGATATGCCGTGGGCGATTGGATTGAGGTTCCTGGCGGACCTGGCAATCGTTTCTGGACGGCCGATACGCCCGTTCCTGATATGACTGAAAAACAGCCCGAAATGGAGGGTGTGGTCATCACATCGGGTCGCAGGCGCTCTAGCTCGAGTTATTCATAATGTCTAGTGCTGAACTTATGCCACTGGATTCGCCCCCGTTTCGACCTTCGGTGGAATGAACATACGGCCAATTCCATAGATCGGATGAGAAATAATGTGAATATTATCTTCCACACGTCTGCCATTATTATTCGGATTTTCCATTTCCTGCTCCAGTATAAGCGCCTCCTCATAGGCCTCCGCTTCCTTTACATAAAAGCCAGTATCTAGCCTGGAAATAAAGGCATCTACAAGTTCACTCTCCGTCGTCGACATTTTCAGCTCGACCACGGGAATATATTTTTTGATATCTTTCTCCATATGAATGACAGGAATACACCAGGTTCCCTCGACATACTCCAATACTCCATCTACCCCAAAGGTCGGCTTTAGAATAGTCCAGCCATGCTCATCAATTGCGCCACTTGTGCGTTTCACCTTAATGGGGCAACGTAGAAGATCCGTTCGCTGAAAGAGTGGGTCTTCCAGATAATCATTATACTTGACCCGGTTATTTCTGTGAAGCCAGGCCTTTGCATCCCGTTCCGCCTGTTTTGTATGCTCTTTACATCCAATCACCCCAAATTTGTATACGCATTCGCTATAATAAGTATATGGTTTATCACAATACAAACAATTCGGGCGAAATAGCACTATACGAATAGGTTCAACGGCATGTTTGACTTGAGAGCTCATTTGTGTAATATGAACGACGGAAATGTGTTTTTCAATTTTTTTATATTGAACGAACATAGTAATGGAAGAGGTTAGAAAACGCATTGAATTGGATGTTCTCCTTAATTGTATACTTGTTCGAAACGATGTTCGTCCGGCTTTTTTGATTCAGCCCGCCGACTATCGTGAAGCCACTAGCGCAGGTCCTAAAACTAGTTCTATGTTAGCAGGAATTCGGCGCTATTTTCCAGAGCTCATATTATCAGATATTCGTGGGCAAACTTTAGTATCTAAGAATGCGTATACAAATGCTGATATAAAAACCGATACAGATATGGGTGCAATTATTGGCTATCCTTGTGCTAAAGATTATCCGTATATTCTTGAACATAACGATAGTATTGCCACTATCACTATAGATATTGTTGTTCATCTTTTAGCTGGAGGAGATAGTGTACAAGTTTTTGCATATGTTTGTTTAGACGATTCTCATTATGATGCCGCTAAAAAATTTGCCGATTCTTGTTATCGTGTTTTGAAAAGTGATCCTGTCGTGGGACCAATTATCGGGGGCGTGGAAGCGATTAAACATGTAAATAATCCCGTGTCCCTGTTAATTGAAAAATTAGTGCACGGGGTAAAAGATTTTAGTAAAGAAGAAACTTATGATATTGAAAATTATATTGCTAATCTTGGCTTTGATAATATAAAGAGTTTTAACTTCGATTATGGAAATCCCGTCCACAGAGGAATTATTATTGCACTTCTTTCATTATATAAAAACAATCCTTTGTCGCCATTTTATCCTTTACAGCGTCAAAAATGGGGCGCTGAATCCGATAGAATAAATGCTATGTTTGAGTCGGAACTAATACGGATATTTAATACTACGCTTTCTAAGGCTAGAAATAAGAGGAAAACTATGAGAAAAAGACAATAGAAAACGTGTTACGTCTAGTACTGAAGTTAAGTACTTGGCGGTACGGGTATAAAGTTTAATCCTCAAACAACGGATTCGCCAGCCCATTCTCAAATCGCAGCCAGTTAATACCCAGACAGAACACTTTCACTTCCCAAAGAGCTCCTTGTACGGGTGCGGCCACCTCCAAGGTGAGACGAAGCGAATTTGCTCGACTTGCATTTATAGAACCTGTAGGATTGTGCAAGCCCGGATGCTCTGCAAAAGAGAGACCATAAATGTAGTTCGAAAAGGCCGCATATCCACCTGCATGCTTCGATGCAATATTATAGCGGAAATACTGCTCATCGGCCTCAATAAGTACGATACCATTCACCTGTATTTTGGCCGAGACGAGCATGGGCCGAATAACACTACCACTCGTCCATTCCCGCTCTATGGTATTCGAATAGTTTGTCCATTCATTATTGACAGACACGTCTTTCCGCCGTATAAACCACAGAATTTCCTCCACAGGATGATTCGCCTCCAAAGAGAGCTGAATCGTGATTCGATCCGCCTCTGATCGCACCCGGTATTTGAGCGGCTCATCGAAATAAAAGGTCTGAACTTCCCGATACAACATTTCATACGGGCTTCGAAGCATTTTCGTTCTTAACACGCCATCCAAGGCCGCCCCATGTGTTACAAGGGCAACGGATTCTAGGGCGGGAATCGTAGGCAGTACCGCCACCTGTCGATCCGAAAAGGCGATCGTTGTTCCAAGAGGTGTCGAATCACATGTCTCGCGAAATCCCTGCATCTGTCGAACCACCTCCGAGAACGGGCGCAAGGTAATATGAATCCGACACAGCCCCTCTTTGACGGATATGAGTGGCAGTGCCTCCTGGTATCTCACACGACCGAAGAAAAACGCGAGAGGGCAATTAATCACGCCACTCTCCGTGGGATATATGCGCGGGGCCGTCATGGAGCGCAGCATCGGCATGGATAAACGACCGAGATGGTCATATGCCACCCCAAATTGCGCGTTGTAATCGGGGAAAAGTAGTGATATCACTGAGACAAAATCGCCGTCAATCGTTTCCAGCGTCTTGCCATCGATTTCCAGCTCTGCCCGCTGTATGAGCGCCGTCCCCAGCGAGTTGGCATATTCCCAGGCCTTTGCAACGTCGGTATACTGAATTCTCCCTGCATCCAAATTCAATAGGGTGGATGCATCCAGCCAATGGCTCAGCTTCACTTGAAGAATAGCATCGAAGATGATATCTCCGCACTGAATGGAACCAATATCGAATGTAAAGCGCTGTCCGAACGCTGCCGGACCACGAAATAAGAGTGTCTGGACTTGGGGCGAAAACGGAATCGTCGTTCTCCCCTTGTCCCTTGAAAACCACGTCGTCGTGGTATCTAGAGGGAACATATCATTCTCTTGGGCATCTCTATCCGTCAAATCCAAGAGAGTGGTAATCGTCCCCACCCCTCGTTTACTCATCTATTGTAAGAATATCAATAATACTTAGACCCCCGGTATGGTTTTATCCCCCAATAGTGTATTCGTATCGCTCTGTGATTCCGGCTACTATCCGAGAGCTCTGGCCACACTCAAAGGCCTCCGTAGCAAGGGGCAATGGGAAGGCGACGTAGTTCTCATCTGTGTTGACTTCGATCCGCCCTCGAAACAAATGTCCGAACTGGGGACACAGGTCTTTCGTGTTTCCCATATTCCTACCGACAATTTGGTGGCGCACTTAAAGGCGAATCCGATTCGAAAGGCCCACGATAATCGCCACTTTGAAAAGCTGTATCAATGGGACAAGATCTATGCCTTTCACCCATTTTTCCGTAAATGGGAACGTCTCATTTTTCTCGATGCAGGCCTCCATTGCCTCGACTCCGTGGAGGACCTTCTCGACCTTCCATGGAAAGGCCAACTTCTCGCCCCCGACGACTCCGATCCCTATGACAATGGTAATCGGTTTCGTAGACAGATGGACTTAGAGGCAAACCCCGCCATTACTCGACGTCTGATTCAAGATTTTTCAGAAGACATCTTCGAAGAACGCTATTTTCTCAATTGTATATTCGTATATGACACCTCCCTGCAGTCGCTCGTTTCTATGAAGGACCTAGAGACAGCAATGAATCGGTATCCTATATCGATGTGTAATGAAATGGGTATTATGAATCTCTTATTCACATTTCGGGAAAGAGTATGGAAACCCTTTCCTCAGCGCACTGCAACGAAATATCTGTTCGGCTGGTCAGAGTTGAATTATCGCGAAAAGCCCAAATGGACCGAGTTCTGTTTCTTGAAATATCCGGTTAGTTTGTGAATCTCGTAAATCCTCGCCCCCGTTCAATACAAAAGAGTGTCCATGATTCTATCACCGCCGTCATTTCTACTACCTTCGTATCGAATGTCTGGCCCGTGTCCGGATTGCGCAAGTTAATCAGTATATTCGGCTTCGTTGCCGTGGTGAAATTAATAGAACCCTGCGGGACATCGAGGCGCTTAGAAATGACGTCCAAGTCCCAGTTCATTTCCCCTATGGAAAATCCGGGATCGCGTTCCTCTTTCGAAAAGGGAACAAGCGTATCCCATATTTGAGCATCAAAGGTGCTCTCGCGATCTCGGCCGGCAATAATAAGCGACAAGGAGGTGTAATAGGGATTGTTCGTGGGCGAGGAGGTGGCCCATCGACGATTTCGACGCAGATCATCGCGCGTTCTGAGAAACCAGAACATTCGACTTGCAGGATGTTCGGCATTCAATTCCCGCGTAAATGTTGAGGCTACACCATTGTAGTCGAGTCCTCCAAACGTGGTATCATTCTCATACATGACTGAATAGGGGATCTCATGGGACATCGTTTCCAAGCACCTCCGCGACTGCTCCTCCAAATATGTGTGTTGCGTTTCCAAGGTAATGACTGGAGCCTCGATGGCCTCTCTTGCAAGAGGAGCAATCGTATACGTACCGGACCCGTCGCTCATGGTAACACGGAACGCCGGCTCTGTCCATGGGGCCGGTGATACGACGGCGTCGTCGGAACACTCGATACACTCTTCCAAGGGCCGGAGATACACCTTCAATCGAAATGCCTGGCCCCGCATTCCAATGGAAGGAACTCCTCTGGCCCCGCCCAGCATGGGAAGAGGAAGACGAAGACGGCCGGGGGTGGCCTGTCTAGAAAGGTCTACAGCAGTTCCGCCAAGACCCTTCATTCCTGTAACGGCCTGATCCAGCCAGGCGGAATTGAGTGTTCCTCGAGAAAGACGAGAACCCCAAAGTCCATCTCCGGAAATTTCCTGAAGGAGAATTTTATCCTGGAAAATTTCGATTTTCGAAAAAAGGAAATAGCCAATTCCTCTTGTATATCCATAGGCCCTTCCAGAAGGAGTGAGAATTGTTGCATCTCCGGTCAAATTTAAATTCGCCTCTCTCGGAGGAAACCAGGTTGGAAGATCAATCAACAGAGTGGCATTCCGGAACACATCTCCTGCAATGTCAAATTCGAATTCACACACTCTCCCGAAATTCGGGGCGTTTATAGGAGTTGTATGGCGAAGTTCATTGATAAATCCTGGGCGTCGTGCATATCGGGTCTCAAACGGATTGACGGACTCTTCTATGGTTTTCCCTATGAAATAGTTGTCCTTGTTCCCTCTGGCTATGATTTCCAAGAGAACTCCGTCCGATAAATTTCCGGAACGTTCCGATGCCATCCTGTCTGTTGTTTCGGGAATACGAATGGGCAATAAGTCCCGCGCTATTTTTTAATCGTAGTATATGATTCGTAAAAAATAGGAAATGCCATGTGCATGTAAGTTGCCTCTTGAGATATATCCAGATGCAGTGGAATGGGGGCCAATTCTTTGGAAACTCCTTCACGGCCTCTCTGAAAAATCGGGCAGACCATTGACGCCTCTGTATGCAGAAGAGGAGCGCCATGCTTGGCTCACCTTTTTTAAACAGACCGGAGATATCATACCCTGTAGTGCCTGTAAGGAGCATTTCGAAATGTATTTGAAAGAACATCCGGTGGATGAACTCAAGCACATGAATTTACAGAATATTCATGATTGGATACGCCGATGGTTTTGGGAACTCCACGAATGGGTCAATGATACACTGAAGAAGCCGAGTTTTCCATTTGAGAATTTAACACCAACGTATGGGGCGGTGAATTTGCGTATTACACTCAAACAATTCGAAATGCCTATGAAAAAAGCCATAGAGATTTCCGGCTATAATAACAAAAAATTCATTGATTGGAAATCGAAATATATTCGTATGTTATCCCTGTATGGGGTTTAAGTACCGCCAAGTACCTAACTTCAGTACTAGACGTTACTAGACGTTACAAACTGCACTCCAGTTCTCTAGCTGGCAAGAGAGCTTCACCTCGTGCTTATAGGGGTAGGTCGTCTCAAGGGAGAGCAGGAACGCCTTACACAGCTTTTTGAGCTCTTTGCACGTGTAGGGGGTGACATACGCCAGTTCGTCCATGGATAGGTCGCTGAATTCTATTGCCTTTTCTGCCATAATCTCGCGTAATCTGAGATTGTGCTGAATGAGCTGAGGAAACAAGAGTGCCGTGCGCCAGATTTTCAGGGTCAGGCGATTGCGTGCAACAGAGTTTTTTGTTATTGCCTGCTTCTTCACCATGGAAGTCAAGATGATCCCGCAGAAACGCATAGTAAACTCCAGGACGGCGCCTTTCCTTAGCGGGGTGCACAGGCGATCCTGTAAAGGCAGGAGCAGATTGGCCGTCACGCGCGAGTCATAGTCGAGATAGGGGAAGATTTCATAGTGGATTATGTCCGTGGGGAGCTGGTCGAAGAGATGCTTGATCGGCTCAGACGAAAGGTATTTGGACATGTTTCTTAGAAGTGGTTCTAAACATCGGTGGGGCGCGCACTTCAATTTTTTCCTCTTGTTGATAAAGGAATGCCAAAGAGGACCCGAAAGGCACATCGTCGTAAACGACGTCTAAGAGGCGGGGCTACATGGGAAGGCCTCACATTTCCCAATACATCCTTGAGCATTACCTTCGGCGATCAAAAGGTGAATGGAGCTCGTCTTTCGCGCGAGTTGACAGAGAGTCTTCCCGATATCAAAATACAGCCCATATCCGGTGCCGCCTTCTGTACACTCATTTGTTTCGATCCGGATGCAGTTGCAAAATCCTGGATACATCTATTATATGCAAATTCGGAGTCCTGTAATCTTCTCACCAGAAAAGTGGCATTCGAATGGACGCCGCCTAGCCCTCCCAGTGGAGAACATCGCTATATATTTGCCCTATTTATCCATGAATATCCCATTACGGAATTTCCTAAGCAGCGCGGATATTTTGATATTGCCGCCTTTGCTAATGAAAATGGATTGAAGCCGCATTCTGCAGTGAGTATGACTTCTGTCTAAGAAAAATTGAAACGGATTTTTGTTACTGCAAGATTACACCATGGCTGCCGCTGTTGAAGAAGTTGCCGTTCTTTACGCGAAAAACGCGAAAGGGGATAATGACAAGTGTTCGAAAATTCGAGAGAGAGTGTTCAACCAGGCACTCAGTGTCCCAGAGGCATTTCTCGAGCATCCCGAACATGGCGCGCAGTGGGAATACTTGCAGAGAGAGATGAAGACTCTGGCCGACACTCTGGCCCAGGGTGACTACACCTCCGTTTCTATCAAGCCAAAGGGCGGTCGCAATTACAATTACGATGCCCTATTCCAATACGTTGACTCCTCAATGGCCCCCATTGGAGAAGTCAAGGTAGAATACAAGTGTGGGGCAACGACTATTCAAAAACTCCCACAGATCCTTTCTCTTCAGGCGAAATTTCCTATGTTCTCTACGACCTATGACACCTGGTATTATCAAAACTGGCTGGATAAGTATCTGGCAACGGATCCTGGCATAACGGAAACGAAGCCCTCGTTGGAAGACTACTTGGGGCTGGTGACAAACACGGAATATGATGTGCTGCCCTTCTTTCAACAGCTGAAGGATCGTGAGGATGTTCAAAAGAAAAACAAGGCGGCGATAGTGAATGAGTCCATTCGAGAGTATTTGAAACTCCACGGCCCATCCCTGAATCTCGAGATGATTGTCGAGAAAATCAGGGACACACAGCTCAACAAGAAGTTTGTTCTGTGGCACGAGGGCAACTTCCATGTGGATTCTTTCACACGGGATGACCTACGCATCCATCGTATTGGCTCTATACGCAATGGCAACGTCCTCGAGCTGTTTTCCGATACGGCGCGCTACGACATGCTTCTCCGATGGAGAAATCACAAGGGGGTTCTCAATCCGGCATGGCAAATCAGCTGTAAGCGGCTCTTGAGGGCGGCCCTTTAAGACGACGGGGGCCATGGTTTTTGGGCCCTTTTTCCTAAAAAGGGCAGCTTTGCACTCCCGGTCTGCCCCGTTTTGGGATAAAATTTGAATGCAACATTTTTTACAGGCCCCTATAAGAAATGGTGGAGCATGTATGTGAAACGTGCGGAAAGACATTTAAGCGTCATGATGGTCTACTGAAGCATGCCGGAAAGAAGGTTCCGTGTAAGGCTCCTACGAAATTGCTACATGTTCATGTGACTCAGGCCCTCCAAGAGGTCGGTATTGAACCCGCCGTCGATTTTCGGGAACTCTCAAAAGGGTTTCATTCTTCCTTGTCGAAAGACGAGCGACTTGAGAAGGGCATCTTCTTTACGCCGAGGAAGGCGCGCCATGTCCTTTTCCAGCGTCTGGAAGAGCTGGGGGTGAAAGAACCGCGTCGTATTTTGGAGCCATCGTTCGGTTCGGGGGAATTTCTATTGGATGCCTTGCAGCGATACCCTACAGCGGAAATTCACGGAGTGGAGAAACATCCGGATTTGTATAAGGCCGTGGCAACGGCACAGCCCTCTCTGCAACTTGACATGGGCGATTTTATGGAATGGAGTGGGTCTACGGCCGATCTCATTATCGGAAATCCCCCGTATTTCGTGCTTGGCGACCTCACGAAGGAGCAAAAGAAGAAATACAAGGAGTGTATGACTGGACGGGCCAATATTTATGTGGCATTTATTCACAAGTGTTTGAAAGAGCATTTGGCAGCGGATGGCCATCTCGCGTTTATTATTCCCACGTCCCTGTTCAATTGCTCCTATTATCAGCCCATGCGCGATTATATTATTGAGCATACGACTATACTATGCCTCGAGGTTCTCGATAAGCCAGGATTTTACGAGACGGGGCAGGAAACCATGTTAATCATTCTTCAAAAGAATAAGCAACATGATAATTTCGTATTTAAGGCGCCGAACGGCCTGGCCTACCTCTCGCCCTTCTATCGCGAATTGTCGGAGCTTATGAAGGGGAGTAAGACAATTCACAAACTCGGCTTTGGTGTAAAGACGGGGAATGTTGTTTGGAATCAGGTCAAGGATAAATTGACTGATACTCCGGGAAAACTTCTGGTGTATTCGAGTAATTTGGTGGGCGGGAAATTAGTGGTTGGGCAGTTGAAGGCGGGAGAGCGCAAACAATATGTGGCTGATTTGGAAAAGCCGACCCTGGATGGCCCGGTCATTCTTGTCGACAGGGGCTATGGAAATTCCTACAAGTTCAATGCTGTTCTTGTGAACGAAAAAGATTTCTATGCCGAAAATCATGTGAATGTGATTTATCCCTTGGAGGGTCCCTTGGAGGGTCCCTTGGAGGGTGACGACAAAGCGGGCTTGGAGGGAATTATGAAGAGTTTTGAGGATCCACGTACGGCAAAATTCGTGGAATTGTTCGTAGGAAATGGCACACTTTCTTCCAGTGATATTGCATTCCTGTTGCCGATTTTCTAGGGGCTCACATGCTATTAATAATAAAACCGATACCTAGGTCCTCCAGGTACTTCGAATTTCCCCCCTAATGCATATTTACATCCATCCTCTGTAAGAATAATTAATTCTGATTTACTTAAATGTGTGATAGTTTTGATTGTGATTGCCCTTTTTGATTTGTGTGAATTCCATAGAGTTTCTATAGAATAGCTCATATCCTGCTGAAGATCCACGATATCCACGATATCATCTGCCCATACTTCTTCCCCCTTGTCATCATCTTCCTCTTCATCGGTGTCTTCGTCTTCTTCCTCTTCCTCTTTTTCCTCCTCTTCCTCTTTTTCCTCCTCGCCAGCTTCCTCCTCCATACTGGAATCTTCCGTGCATTTCAAGTTTTGAATGCCCTGCTCTAAAACAATAATAGCCTCCTCTTCCTCCATGGTTAATTCTATATTACCTGCCCACATTTTCAATTTTTTTTTATCATAATTCCAGACCGCCTAAACTTTCCATACTATTATGGAATAGTAATGACGAAATTGTTACATCTGAGTACGAATGATAAGAATACGAATCTTCTTGTGAATGGCCAAGGGGTTATCCTATTCAATAGGACAACCGCCGCCGAAGTAAAGTTCACATTTTTTAGTAAAAATCAGGAGAATTCGCTTTCTGTGAATTTTTCCGAGAATGGTGTTCACGTAGTGGCCAAAGATCCTCTAGTAGATCCGGCAAACAAGAAGGGACTCATTTCTGATATGGCAGCATCCTATTGGTTCAGCCTCGACTCTCAAAATCAGACTCTCATTGCAGGCATTGGTGAACCTCGTATGGAGACGACAATATATTCCTATATATTCCCTGCCAAGCTTCATGCATCCAACAAGGAGTTTCTAGAGAGTCTGGCGTACGTTGAATACGATACTCATAGCTCTTGGGCACCTTCCAAGATTCTTCGCGATCCTATTACTGCAAAGGTTCCCTTGACTTTAAAGGATACTGCCGAGCTGACGATGGACGATGTGGCTTCACAGACCTCCATGCCTGTGGCGAATCTGCCTGCCACCTCACAGAAGCTCTATAATTGTATTTCAGGGCCGAAGTTTTGTCTGTCGACTCCAGCATTTCCCAATTTCTACAAGGCGATTGAGCACAGCATTGCAACGCCTGGATGCTGGTGCTATGAGACACTGAAAAAGAAGGCCACGGAATTCAGCAAGGATCGGCCGAATATTCTGGAGACGTATTTGCGCATTACGCTGGGCCAGAACAATGGCGAGTCGCCTGGCATTCCATACGTCATGGAGATTTGGCCTCAAGGGCACTATTCGCCTGTTCACTCCCACGCTGGTGCCGAGGCCGTGATTCGTGTACTGGAGGGCGGGATTCATGTGGACCTGTATCCATATTTGTCAAAGAATGTGGGCCGTTTTGCAGGAGCGGATTTCGTCAAAGGGGATGTTATGTGGATTAGCCCGACGCTGAATCAGACGCATCAGCTTCGGAATACCGGTAAGGCCACGTGTATCACGATTCAGTGCTACATGTATGACGGGAACGATGATAAGCATTATGACTATTTCGATTATCTCGATGAGAAAGGGGTGATACAGCAGTATGAGCCGGATTCTGACATGGAGTTTCTCGATTTCAAGCAACTCATGTTAGAGGAGTGGTCAATGCAGTCGCGTGTGTGCTATCCTTGATGACGTATTTCTTTTAGGATAAATATATTTTCCGCGTTTCATTGTCTATCTTCGCTGTGAATTCGCGGGCTAGTTCAAACCCTAGCACAGAAATATATACTTTGTAGAGGTTGTTTGTAGAATCTTCCGGAGCAGGCGGGGCGGTCTCCTCGGGAACAGGTTTCTCTTCGGGAATAGGCGTCTCCTCAGGAACAGGTTTCTCTTCGGGAACAGGTTTCTCCTCAGGAACAGGTTTCTCCTCAGGAACAGGCGTCTCTTCGGGAACAGGCGTCTCCTCAGGAACAGGTTTCTCCTCGGGCACCAGATCATTGGGAACAACAACTATATCCCCTGTAACACTACCTAGCCCAACCTCACTTAGCATAACATTTGCATTAACGAGTTCGGCCTTTGTTTTACCAGCCCCTTTTACAGGACTTCCATCGGGCATCAACAGATCATTGCGACCATAAATAGTTCCATCGCCATAATATTCACTATAGGAAACATACACATCTTCCTGAACAATGTAGCCCACCGGCGTTTCAAGGGTGATCGGGGTTGTCATTATATTATATAGTTATATTTGAAACTCGCTGATACACCCTGGGGGTGTAATGCCAAGTACTTAACTTCATTACTACACGTCATCTAGGCCCACAATGAGAAGAACATCCACCCGCGCAAAAGGTCTCGGCACTATACGTCGGGTCCCGTTTACAGCACTCGGCATCATGTGTATCGCGCGCCGTCGGCAGTTTTACACCAGTCGTGGGTTCATAATAGGGTGAGCAGAATTTTTTACCACAACCCCAACACCAGGTCCGACCACATCCATGGCCAACAACGAATCCCCGTCCCGTATCTAAGCCACATGCAAAAATGTAGTTACAGGCATTATCCTTCAAACACCAGCGCTGACACCATGGACATTGCTTTGCATCCGCCATAAAATGGCTTATAGATGTTGTTTTAAGCTATTCTAGTCCAGTAATGTGTGGTATTTGGCTATTATTGACCGAACGACCTGTGTCGAATATCGAACACTATCTCGAGCAATTAAAGGCGCGAGGCCCAGAGGGCACACATTATATCAATTTGGACGGAAAGGGCTATATCGGCTTCACCCGTCTTGCAATCAATGGTCTCAATCCAGCGGGTATGCAGCCAATGGAACATAAGGGAGTCTATTCCGTCACAAATGGGGAGATTTATAATTGGAAGGACTTGATGACCAAATATTCCCTGACCTGTTCATCTGGAAGTGATTGCGAGATAGTGGGGACCCTTTACCGAGAGCATTTTACTGGCAGGCCCTTTGAAGCTCTCGGCGACCTATTTTCCAGTTTCGACGGGGTCTTCGCCACTGCAATCGTGGACCAGGTATATGATCATACGATTATTGCCCGTGATCCATTCGGCGTGCGCCCCCTCTATATCGGGTTCAACAATGATACTCTGTGCCTCGGCAGTGAAATCAAGAGCCTTCCTACCGATACTCGGATCGAGCCCTTCCCTCCTGGAACCTATAGGGTATATCGGACCTCGACGAGGGAGCTACTTTATAAGGGGACCTATCACATACGTATCAAAGAGGCCGTAGCCATGACAGAAGAGGAGGCTACACAGCGCGTTCGCGTAGCCCTCGATGCCGCGGTCTCTAAGCGCATGATGACCGAGCGCCCTGTGGCCGCCCTCCTCAGTGGTGGACTCGATAGTAGTTTAATCGCGTCACTCGTTGCACAGAAGTTGAAGGCGCTGGGTCTACCCCCCTTAAAAACCTTCAGTATTGGAATGCCTGGAAGCAGTGATTTGAAATACGCAGGCCTTGTCGCCCAGTGGATTGGATCGGATCACACGGAAGTCGTCCTCGGCCCTGACGATTTTTTCAAGGCGATTCCAGAGGTGATTCGTGTGACGGAGACGTATGATACGACGACGATTCGGGCCTCGGCAGGAAATTGGTCGATTGGCACGGCCATCGTAAAAACGGATGCCAAGGTCGTATTCAATGGCGACGGCTCTGATGAGGTGTGGGGGTCCTATAAGTATTTTTTCAATGCCCCCTCGGCCCAGGAATATGGCGATGAAGTCTATCGCCTACTTGACGATATTCACTATTTCGACGTTCTGCGCAGTGATCGCTGTATTTCCTCTCATGGGCTGGAGCCGAGAACACCCTTTTTGGACAAGGGATTCGTGAATGCCGTTTTGAGTATTCCTCTGGAGATGCGCCGACCTATTCGTGGCGAGCGGATTGAGAAGTATTTGTTGCGCAAGGCGTTTGACGATGGTGTCACGTTGCCCCCGTCCGTTCTCTGGCGAAAGAAGGAGGCGTTTAGCGATGGGATTAGTGGGCCGGAACAAGCGTGGTATGAGGATATTCGGGAAAGGGCCGGTCCACAAGTCCCTCTGAATTGGAAAGAGTGTGCCGTGAAATATGAGACCTTGCCCCCCAAAACACCGGAAATGTTTTATTATCGTACTATCTATGAAAAAATATACGGCACTTCCTCCGTAAACGTGCCGTATTTCTGGATGCCGAAATGGTCTAATACGGATGACCCTTCCGCTCGGACTATCAGTGATTAATCGCGCTTCGTTGAGGAGCGAAGGCTATATGCACTCCTGCGTTGCTCATTGCGGATAGCCGTCTCCTTCTCAATTTGACGAAGTTGGCAAAGAACCCGGGCGGCGTCGGTGATTTCCTCGTCATCATAATCGTCATCATCGGGCTCTGAGTGAACAATCGTCAGAATCACTAGCGGAACTACAGCAAGAATACTGCCCATCATGAACGTTCCGATAAATACACCAAAATCCGTTTTTATCATTTTAATCATGTCAGACAGATGAAACAATACAATAACAATCACAAGAGCAGCTAGAAAGCGAAGGTTATTTATGACTTCACTCCTCATATCTGAGTATCTAGCTCACAGAAACCTGTTCAATTTTTAAATTCGGTTGCAATAAGTAGTATGAATGACTATTCACTCATTATAGCCTGTATTGCAGGCCTTGGACTAGGAGTATTAGTAAGTTGGTTATTTGTAAAGAACTTTTCGAATCAGAATTCCATCAATAGTATTTTTGGAATGAATATCAATACCTTAATGATGAATCTACTATTGTTTTCTCTAATATTGGCTGTCGTCATATTTTCGGCACTATCATATTTAGTGAAAGATTTTGATTATCCCCGAGAACACCCCCTCTATTTTACATTGGAGACGCTATTTGCTGCCTTTGTTCCTTCATCAATGTTTTACGCAATTATGTTTTTACGTGGAATTCCTGCAACATTTACTAGAAATATGGAATATCTACTTCTATCTGCAAAATTCGGCTTATTACATATCCTATTCCAATTTTCCGGATTTTATACGTATGCTTTTAGTGGATGAAACGTGACAAAAATTGACAGGGATGTTTGTCAAATTTATATTCAAATGGCACACCGATGTGTAGGACGGCGCACTGCTGTTGATGATGTCAGCTTTGAAAGTGGTCCACGGCTACACAAGAAAAAGCCCCTACTATTCTTATTGCCCAGACGATGTTTGAGCAGCGTAAATGTTCATCACACCCTATGTCAAGAGTGTGATGAGCGTCGTATTGCTACCGAGAAGCAATTGGTCAAGCGGGCAGGAAAATATATTCCAAATCAGGCTACCATGCTACATGGATTGATTCATCAGGATATTCCAACATGGAGTCGAATTTATCGAGGACCTTGGTGGAAGGAGCAAATTCAAAAGGGCTATACTATGTCCGAGGATGTAGAGGCTACGGCTGATGAGGCGGATCGATTGGCTAAAGAAGAGGGTATTCCTATAGATATGCCACCAAAGAAGTCTGCTGATAAGCCGCCTGCTGCACCTAGGAAAAAGAAGGGACCTGTCCAGGAGCCTGTTCCGGAACCCGTTCAGGAGCCCGTCAAAGAGCCTATTCAGGAGCCTATAAGGGAACCCGTTCAAAAATCCGTAAAGAAGCGGGCTGCACCAAAGAAAAAGCCTGTTCAGGAGCCTGTTCAGGAACCCCTAAAGGAGCCCCTAAAGGAACCTATTCAGGAGCCTATTGAGGCGCCCACCCCAACCAAGAAGTTCACTTTCAAAAAGAAGACCACACCTATCGGAATTATTTCCCCAACAACCGATCCCATAGAACCCATCATCAAAACAATCTCCGTCCGGCCCATTGAAATAGACGGCCGCACCCTATATCTCGGCCCCAATGACAAGGTATTCGACACGAAGTTCCACTACGTGGGACGCTACGATGAGGGCACTATTGATATTACTTATCCGGATTCTGACGCTTAACGTCTAGTACTGAAGTTAAGTACTCCCCATGTATAAGGCCACTCGGTGGCCTTATGTCATTGGAGTTACTTTATCTTCTCGTTCTAGCCATTAGAGCCAAGTACTTAAATTAAGTACTTGGCGGTAGCCAATTCCTCCGTTAGCCGCCACATTCCCTCCGCCGAAGCATTTTTTTTCCACCACAAATGACATGCACCCGACATGGTCTCCCAGGTCTCCTTGGAAATTGTAGCCACTTTCGCCATATCGCCAGGATTCTCAACACGAATATAATGAACTCCCTCCTTCGGCGGATCTGCATAGTTATCCATATCAACCCCGCTACTCACAATAGGCACACAGCCCATTGCCATACACTCAATCTCCCGATGACACTTTTGACCATATCCGGGCAAGCACAGACCCCACTTAGCCTGTGAAAGGCGACGCAAATACTCCTTCTGGTCAAATGGATACGGCGCCGTTCCATCCACATGAATATATTCACTACATCCCGTCGACCAATCATATTCCGTTCGACGTTGCTTCTGTACCTTATTCTCCGACCTACCATAAAATACAATAGAGCGCTCGCGTCCCTCATAGGGCGTCTCATGTAGCCCCGCCGCCACGAACTCCTCCACAAATCGCGGGCGTCTAGGCCAAAACGACCACACCATTGATTTCGGCCGTCCATCATACGGATTCCCCGTCAAGAGAGCCCCGTAGTTTTGTTCATGGGGCGGCGACGCCTCCAGCCAATCAAATGTGGGCCGATCATATAGCATCGTATTTCCAAGCCAAATATTACACAGCCCCACACACTCCTTTCGACTCACGTAGCCCTTTTCTACCCATAGATCCACCATCTCTCGAAAGGAATCGCCCGAATGCGCAAAAAAGCCCGTCGTCTTCGAATGCGGTACACGAATACAGGGCAGTTCACGACTATATGTCAAAATATTTGCCAAGCACGTCTTTATATCCTTCGGGGCGGCTTTTAGGCGCGGAACGATGTGAAGAATATGCTTCAACTCGGCCACCTGGCACATCGAATAGATGTCGAGGCTGGGCTCGATTTCCAGCTGAATTTCATGGACTCGTGCATCCTCAGGTAGAGCCCAAAAGAGTCCCCAACGACTAATGGTGTTCTTTCGGCCGAAAATCACCACATCCGATGCTCCTCGCAATAGGGATACGGCGGTTGAGACTGACGTGGAGGGATACAAACAGGATACGGCAGCGGAAGCCTCGAGCTGCTCTGTAAATGCCTCCGTGACCCAATGATCATCAATAACGCATACATATCGCTTCTTCGCATCAATAGTGCGTTGCCAGCCCCCATTCAACATAGTACGAAGCCCTTCTACTTCTACACGGGTAATTGCATCATTTTCCTGCGGAAGCCAGGCATAGGCCTTCTTACACCATGTTTCATAATGTTTATTTCTAGAAATAAGGGGCATTTCCTCCTTATTCCATGAAAACAAGTGCATCGTTTCCACCATATTCTCCGAGGCCAGCCATTCACCGACCCCACCACTTAGCTTATGTAGGGCAATGATCTTTCCCAAATAATAATACATATACTTGACCGGGTCAGCCGCCATCTCATCCGACAAATAGGCCACCAAGGCAACATCCACGGCAACACAGGCCGCCGTTACACTCAACTCGGCCTCGGCCCAAATGCTGTTCGATTTCTTACTCGGACCAATCAAAATGTCCGTGTGTGTACGAAGAAGCCCGCTTGCAGTTTGAAAGACATTGGAGAATTCATAGATAGGAGCCTTATAGGCGGGAGGAGTATCGACCTCGGCCTTCGAAAGCATCTTCATACATGTTGCATACTGATTCGACGTATAGGATCCATTCAAATGGAGCGGAATCTTCTCGACCATATAGGTGTGAATCGGCTTTTGATTGAATGCGAGCACGGGGCGCAAATCATGGACACCTGAAGGATGTACGTACATGAGAACCGGCTTTTCCACGATATCGGCCGGATCGTAATTACGAATACCCGAGTTATGAACATGGTGCGTAACAAGATTCAGCGCCGGATTCACAACCAAGAATTTCTGACGAAACATCTCAATCGTAAAGGCGTTGTCGCAACCCCCCTTTCCAAAGGGGAAATCGATGGTCGACCAATCCCATTTACGCTCTTTCACGGATTTTGCATTCACTATCCATGTATCCTGACTATCGGAGCGCGGCCCGAACATCTTGGGTGGAGCGGAGGGGTTATCTGCATCGTCCCAGCGCAGAAGCGAAATAAACACGTTCTCCGTATTGATAGACCATAGAATACCGAGCGTATGATCCATATAAATATCGGAGTTGGCAATGACAACGTGTGTATTGGGGTCGACGTGGTCATAAATCCATTTCATCACGATGTTGAAACGAAGACGCTCTCCAATAACATGTTGCTCAATCTTATCACTGGCTACAGGAAGGTCATATATCTTCTCGCCCAGCAAAATAATCTTATCAATATACCTGCAGTCGACATTTTTCCGAAGACAGGTATCGACTTCTTTTGCCCGGCGCGGGTTGGATGGCTTGTAATATTGCGTAATTAACACACATTGGGGAGGCGTCTCCATTACATTCGAGCACGTGAGACCGAATTCCGTGGTACTACGTGAGGTCGTTACGGGGAACGAGCGTGTATAATGAAGAATTACAGACACGAGGGCGCGGGCATCCATCTCCGTTCCATCCCATGGCGTCTCCAAATAGGGATATACATTTGCCATTTCCTCCAGACAAATCATATTGGAAATACCCAGCGAGGCCAGCTTGGTCATCCCGATTTTATCTAGCACGGCACTACTGGCCGCTACCATCGTACACGTCTTCCATAGCCCTGATACGAGCCACTCTTCTGCTGCATCGAGATCCCCCATTAAGATGACGACCTTTACGGGAATATTCGATTCCTTGGCGTAATACCAGGCATCGAGGTTGCTCGTGCCGACATCCCAGCGATATCCGTCCATCTCGCCATCTGTATCGAGCCAAACGAGTGTCTTGGCGTTCTTATGAATGGCTCCTTCTGATTTGATGATGCGAACCTCTTTACCCGTCTTGGGATGATGAGCGATCATTACTATAAGATATATAGTGCCCAGTATTTAGACCCGCTTAGGGTCTACCGCTTAGGGTCTACCGCTTGGGTCTAAGAATTCGCCGCTATGTATTCTCATGGAGCGAAAGGATTGCGTCATCTTAATCAATTCCACTCCGAAATACTATTTCATTCTCCCCATGTGTGTCACAATGCTCAGGCGCTATGCCGCCAACTTAGCATGGGATATTGTATTGGCTACCGAGGTGCCTGATAATCCCGTATGCCTCGATTTGGCCACCCGTCTTGGTGTGAAATTACTCACCATAACTGCAACCGGGTTTCTGGAAAGCCGTCGAGAGGCCCTCTCTAAGCTCCGTGAATACAGATTCTGCCTCCCCTTACAAGACGATTTTCTGCTGGAAATGGCCTGTGATGGGGTGGCCCTATGCGAAGCATTTGAGCAAATGGAGGCCGATCCGAGCTGTGTATCCGTGCGACTGATGCCCTGCCCTGGGCCAAAGACGAAGGGACTACGCTGGGCTCCTCTTGACCCCTCGGTGGACACGTATGGATTCGTATTTCAAGCAACCCTATGGAAAACAGAGGCTTGTCTGAAATGGTATGAGCATATTACGACCCTACTCGAATCGCGTTATCCGGCCGCCACTACGCCGGAATCGAAGCGCCGAAATGTGGAAATCGTCCAAAATATTGCCGAGAACTCTATTGGACAGCGGGAATTCTGGGCCTGGACGACAAAAGAGGGCTATCGGCATCTTGCCTGGGTTCGGAAAGGTGATTGGCCGAATGCCGTATATTTGTCGCCGTTTCCATATCGACCCACGGCCATCGTTCGTGGATCCGTGGAACCCTGGGTATACGAGCTTGCACTGAGAGAGGGGATTACGTTACCGCGGAGTACTTAATTTAAGTACTCCGCTCTAATGGCTAGAACGATAAGATAAAGTCACTCCAATGACATAAGGCCACAGGGTGGCCTTATACATGGGGAGTACTTAACTTAAGTACTAGACGTTAGCAGCGGTCCCTGATTGATGAGTTGTATGTAGAGTCCGCCCACCTTCGACGTGAGATTCGACACAAAAGGTGTTGTGCTAAATCCTGATTGTGTGGCGGCATCTGTGACGTCGGCATCCACAAAACGATGGTATATCGTGAAGTTCAGTGTATTACTATTATTTGCAGTATAGTTACTCAAAAACGACGTATAGGGATTGATTTCATGGTGTGTCGGAGTGGTATAATAATTGGAATCGCCCCCTGTTGTCTGAGATTGCTGGCTTGTGAGATAGGTTGTTATCATGCTTTCTTGGAAAATGCGAGGAGGCTGTAGTGTCGGACTTTCAATCTGGATATACGTCGAAATTTCCTTGATGAGGCCTTCGCCAGGTGCCCGAACCATCGTAGAAAGGAAGAGGGTCGGTGAATAATTTATAAAGATGCGTGTACTCGATGTTTGTGTAACGTCAATGTATGGTATTATATTGTCCATTTGAAAGGTGATCGAGCTGAAATACATGTCGCGTCCTCCTGTGCCAGTCGATAGGTCGCGATTTGGGCCCCAATTCCAGGCGTTCAGGCCGGTTGCAAATGGCACGGAGCTGATAAAGCTCGGGCGATTATAGGCGGTCGATAGAGTGCTATAGAGGGTCGGGCGCCATTGAAATGTTTCGCCGCTGATAGTGGAATAACCTACGGATGTGTAGGAACTTATCGAAATGAAGGTGGCATTTTGGGAATTAATAGTGGATAGACGTATATCGCCGACTCCGAGGAATTTCAATGTGGATAGGCCCGATACGGGAGTGAGTGTCTGGGGATTCGGGACATTGGAAGCAGCCCCCATAGTTATGACCGGGACGGAGCCCTGTCCAACTATGATGGGGGGTATGTAATTGCTCAACATTAGCGTCGAATTCTCCACATATGATTCGAGTGTTCCTTGAACACCCGTAGTGCTTATACAGAGGAGGGAATTGTATAGGTCTGCCGAAAAGGTGGAGGGCGAATTTCCTTTGAGCGTCTTGAATGAAGAGACTTCCATGATGGAACTCACAGAGTTCCAGGAAGTGGAGCCGTCGCCTCCAGATATCAGAATATGGGACGACGGAATAAAGCCGTTTGTGGGAGTCCTTGCATAGACTTTTCGAAGTTGAATAATGGTTGTATCGAGGCTACTCATTCTGTTATGGGCAGGGAAGTATTAGGCGGTACTTTCAAACTCACCATGTGATTTTGAAAAATGG